CTTTTTTGCCATAACTTGTTTCCTTTCTAATTTAAGTTGTTATTAACGTTTTAATTATTATTCTTGTTTGTCGATTATAACGATGAATGACTTGATAAACGTGAAATAAGTGTTGTCTGCTGTGGATGACTCAGTTGCGTCAAGCGAAATGACGCTTCCTTTCTCTATGTAGTAGTCTCCTTCGCGAGTCAACGATGCTTCATCTATTACAGCATTAATTCCGTCTTCATACTGCTTGAAAAGCCTGTCGTTCAGCCTACCACGAGATTTAGGCGGTATGAATGCTTCAACATAACATCTGACACTACCATACGCTTCGCAGTCGAACTCTCCTTCGTCTATCAGGTATCCGACATTGATGACGATGAACCCGTCCCTCGTGTCAGAGTCAGTGAGTTCCTGCGGAACTCTCATCGGATAGATGTTATCGGAAACAGTCCCGACCAGCAATCCGTACAAGTAGTTGTATATGTCTGTTCTCGATACGTTAACCATAGCACTTATCTTCCTGTTTCAGCATACCGTTCCCAGCGTTTCTTTATCTTCTCGTGATTGTATTTCACGACAGACGTACGGAATCTCGTCCTTGCAGGCTTGAGGTCTTTCTTTATCTCATCGTAGTATTGTGTCATTACTGCGAACTGGTGGAATGTGGAGAATCCGCCGTAGTTGTGGTACATGCTGAATCCTTTTTCCCAATATCCCCAATAAGGAGCAAGTATGGCGAAGAATACTCTCCATCCTTTCGCTCCGTTGTTTCCATACTTTTGTATGTAGCTCGCAGCAAGTTCGTGACCATCTACAGGGTAAAGATACTTCTCGTCGCCGCTGAACCATTCGTGCAAGAATGACACTCCAGCAGCACCCTGCTCTCTGTAGAATCCGCCTTCCACCAACTTTCCATCGTAAGACACTCCCCAGCACAAGGAGTTAAGCAAGTTGCCAGTCCTGTCCATGTGGTTACGGCTATGATACTCTTGGATTCTGTTACCTATTTCGGTAATCTTTTTCTTCGCGTATTCTATGAGGAGACGGTTCTGCTCTCCTACCCAGAATTTCATCAGCTGCTTTTCAGTAGCTTTCAGAAATGCGTTGAGTCCAATTACTTTCGTCTTCGTAGCCATATTACCAACTGTTACGGGTGGCGTATATACTTATTCCATTCAGCTGAGACGGGTCTGCATTGTCGACAGTAAGCGTGAAAGTCTCGCCATAACGAGTAATCGAGATTTTGTCGCCCTTCTTCGGGACTATCCAGTTGTCTTCATCGTCTTTGGTAAGAGGAATTGATATGATGTAAGATGATACTTGCATTGTGCTGCCTTCCTCATCTCTTGACATGTGCTCGTCCATAACACCTTCGTATATTACGAGCGTAGTGTCATCTTCCATTCCTATCCCTGCGATTACTCTGGTAATAGTCCCTTGGTATGGGTATTCAAGAATCTCGTCTCTTAACATAGTGAGTCAACGTCGGTTATCGGTATGAACTTGATTCTCTTATTCTCAGTAAGTTCCTCCAAGTCTCCAGCTTTCTCGTCGTTATATCTCTTGTAGATGCGTATAGCGTACTGAATCTTGTCGTCTTGGTAAAAGTCCTGCTCGCTGCCAATGGTCTTCTGATAGCCATTGTGCGATTGCTGCAAAGACGCAGTATTAGACGGCCTGAGTAGAACTGCGGTATAGATGAGGTCTGCGGTCATCAGGTCGCGGTCTCTTTCTGTTACTTGGGTTTCATCATAAACATCCCAGCTGGGGTCTATGTGTCTGTCGAGCGCGATTTTTACGAAGTTCTTCTCGGTAAAAGAAGAGTACATCGTAGACGCTTCAAGCCATTCTAATACTGTCATCTTTCAGCTTCACTTTTAAACCAACAACTATATTTAAGAGTCAGCGGTTGCGATGTCGACGCATACGTGATACTTGCTCTCGTTGAGGACGGTTGCATAGCGACCGATAGCATCAGTATGGTAAGACTTCAGCATTCCGTTAGGAACAATCTTGTTGATGATGTACAGGAAGTTGTTCCACTTCGCCATAGACCACTGAACGTTCTGGTTGACCTCTCCGCTGCGGAGCAGCTTTGCCCACTCAGGAATAGCGTGTACGACAACGCCAGCAGCACCGAGAGGACGGAGAACAACAGTGTTCGGCTTCCATCCGCGAACGGTGTAGTACGTTGTGATGCCCTGCACAGTCTGCTGCTCACGTACCACGCGGATAGGAGCAATCTTGCTGATGCTTGAGCGAGAGTAAGCAACGAGCTGAGACCAAGTGATGCCAGTTGTGTCGATTGAAGATGTGCCTGCGCTCGAATCGTAGATGATGACCTTGTCAGGTGCTTCGAGACGCAGATAGCGATTGACCTCTGCCACGAAATACGAGTTGTTCAGCAGAACGTTCGTGATGATGTCGTAGGGGATGTCCCACTCGAAAGGAGTACCCTCGTCGAGATTGTTTGCAACCTTGAACTCATATTCAATTTTCTGCATCTGAGACGGGATGTCGCAAGTGGCATCAGACCAAACTTTCGTGCCAGCAGTCTTGAAGTTTGCAAGAGGGATATACGGACTCTGCTGAACAGTCACGCCGCTGAAGCCCTGAGAGGTAAGAGTAGAACTCTGACCAGCAGGAACGATGTCCTGAGCAGTAGTCGTGTTGTAAGCACCACCATAAGACAGCGTCATTGCTGCCATGTTGGAGAGTCGCAGGTTGTGAGTCTTGATGAGGTCAGCGAGACCACGCTGCATAGCGGTAACGAGGCTGCGGTCTTCGGGAGACATCTGAGCCAGTTTTGCTTGCATCTCAAGCTTGGACATTGAGGTGTCGAACAATCCCTTGCCGTATCCGTAGATAGAGCCAGTATGCTCAGAATATCCCTCGCGCTCAAGCTGGCGAGTCTCAGACAGGGGGGCCATCGGGTCAGCCATAGGAACGACACGGATGTCGCGCTCACGGACTGTCCAAGCAGGATTCTTCTTGGTGTCTGAAATGTCAATGTCGTATTCGTTTCCTTCAACAACGAAATGCTCCGTCCAGAAGTTTGCGTTCTCATCGATGTCGATTGTGTCTACCAACTGCTGAAGATAGCCTACGCCGTTGGCATCGAACATCTTACTGTAAAGTCTGTCGATGGTCTCGTCGGGAGTCCAAAAATTCTTTAGTGCGTTTGCCATATTTTGTTTCCTCCTTTATTTAAATCCAGAAAATACCGTCGATGTAAGAGCGGTTCTTTGCAAGGACATAGTCAGGCAGCGGCTGCATTTTTGCAATCCAAGCCTGCTTGTCGTACACGGTAGAGATGGAGTAGTTGGCAGTTCCAACAAGTCCGTAGCCTTCAGTCGGCAGAAGGTCAGCATCAGCCTCAATGAAGGTATTGGGGTTCGGTACAAGAACTTTGGCTGAACCTGTCGGTTCTGCAAGTGCAGCGTCAGCAGCAGCGTCTGCTTCAACCAAAATAGTACCAGCGTCAATCTTGGATGAAGAGAGTTTATTTGCGACAGTCACGGTAAACTCTTCGTTTGCACTGTCGTAAGAGACAGCGGTGACTTTTGCATAAGCACCAGATGTGGAAGCAGAAGCAGGTGCGACCATCAGATACTGGTCAACTTCTGGAGCATCCGAATATCCGTCGCCCTTAATCTTAATGGTCGTTCCGTTTGCTGCAATGTCGGCAGATGTCTCAAACGAACGGAAGATAAGGCAACCCACAGCAGGGGTGTACTGCACCAACTGAGCTGCCCACAGATGACCGAAGCCTTTGTTCGGATTCAGGATAGTACCGCCGAGCAGAACGTTTCTGCGGTCTTCGCCGTTACTGTCCTTTACCCAAACCGAACGACCGCCACGAACTTTGTTCGCACGCTCGTAGAAATAAGCTAAGTTTGTAACTTGTGACATAATTTTGAAATTTGAGATTAAACTTTAATTCTTCCGATTGAGGACAACACTTCTTCATCACGCTTGCGCGTCTGCTGCGGTGCGAGTGGCTTGATGTCTCCGATTGAATCCCTGAAAATCTCTTGGAATCGCGTCACGAGATTTTTAGCCTGCTCCTTGTCCTCTTTTTCAAGCGACACGTCAGCATCTGCCGCGAATGTCTCGAATGACTTGTGCAAGTCCTGACGTATGCTTTTCTTGGCAATCTCGATGATGTCTTTGAACTTGGCTTTTCTCGCTGCATCGTCTTTGTAACGTTTCAGCTCGTCCAGCTGCTCTTGGATTTCTTTCGGAATAACGAGTTCTTTAGGCTTCTGAGGTTTGCCAATTTTCTTGTTGAGTTCTTCTATCTGAGTCTTGTACTCGTTCTCTTTCTCTTCAAAGGCTTTCTGCTTTAAAGTGATGCCTTTCGATGTTGCGCTGAACGCTGTGTCAAGATTAAACTTGAGGTCTGCAATCATTGCTTCGTCGTCAGCATCTGTTTCTGGATATTTCTTCGCAAAGAAATCCGAGAACTTGTCTTTAAACTCATCAGTCAGAGTCTCAGTGTACGATTTCTCCGTACAATAGTCGTTTGCTTTCTGCAAAACTTCTTCTTTTGTCATAATAGTTTTCTCCTATTTTTCGTGTTTTAACAATAATTGTCGATGCAAACATAATTATAAAAAAACTACAATAAATACGCGTGTAGTAAAAAAGTATTTAATAAGTACAAATAATAACAAAGTTTTAATAATACAACAGAAAGACGCATTGAAACAATGCGTACATTTGCGAAGAGAAATTTCTTTTATCATGGCGAGGAAGCGAAACGATATTGTGTTAGCACCGTTGGAAGATGGCAACCAGAAATATGCCATACGTTCCAATGCAGACATCGTATGTCTTACGGGAGGTACGGGTTCTGGAAAGAGCGTCGCCTTGTATTACGCTCCAATTCAATACCTTGCTATGAACGACAATGCCAAGATAGTATGCTTTATGCGCAACGTGTCAGACTTCTGGGGAGCTGGTAAGGTTAGCGATACTCTGAAGAAGATGTATCCGCTCGTTGACCGCTCTGTAAAGAAGCAGCCTCACTCCCCCATCGGGGAGATTATACGTAGGCAAGAAGACATGGGTATGAAGTTGTATAACGGCAGCGAGATAAAGTTCCAGCAACTTGATAACGAGAATCCTATTGTGATTGACAAGATTGCCAAAGGTCTTCAGGCCAAGAAACTGATTTTCGATGAGTGTAACAAGTTCTTGTGGAAAACAATTACCGCGTTCCTTCCACGTCTGCGTTCTGATTCAAACGGAAAGGCGCAGATTTTCCTTGCCCAGAACCCTGAGCGTGAGTGCTTTCTGCGTAAGTTATGCGGAAAAGGAGAGCACGGAGGCGGTTGGATAAACGATGACGGCACTGTGGACAAGTCTATGGACGGAGTAGTTATGTATTTCAACATGCAAGAGGGCGACATCGATAAGACGTATTTTGGACGTACGAAACGAGAGGTTTACGAAAAATGCAAGGAGCATATCGACTCGCTTATCGAGAAAGACCCAGACATGACATACGAGGATTTCATCTTGTCTATGGTATTCTACACGTTCAGCGTTAGAGACAACAAAAAGATGTTGTCTAAGAATAAGGGCTATAGAGGTTTCGCAGCAAACTCCTCTACGGCTCTTTCTTCGTTTAACGAGAATTGGAACTACTCAATTACTGATGAAGAGAACGAAGTAGAAGACTTTTCCAACGTTCAAGTAAGCAGCAATGACATTGAGCGTATGTTCAGGCCAGTTGAGATTCCTCGCGACAGCCGACTCGTAAAGAGGTTTATGACGATGGATATGGCATCGACTGGTTTCGACAACCTAATCCTGCAATATTGGGAAGAATGGTCTCAGTTCGGGTTCGTATGCAAAGACATCGAGTACAGTATGCACAACTCGAACCGAGAAGCAGTCATAATGGCTGTCCATTTCAGAGACAAGCACAATCTTCAGGAACGAGATATGATTATAGACGTGCAGGGATTCGGATTCCTTCGCGACTGCTTCCCTCGTTCAAACCAGTTTACAGGCGCAGGTACTCCGTCAAACAGAGGAAAAGCGCAGTTCAAGACAATGAAAGATGAGGCAAGTCACGTCGCTTTGGAAATGATTCAGAGCGGCCTTATACATTATGACCCGAAACTCGCTCAGAAACACTACAACCACAAGAACATGAAGCGAGAGGGCGGAACTACCATACTAAAGCATTTGCTGTTTGAAAGTCGCATATTCCAGTTCTACAAGACTCCTAACGGAAGA